AGTTTGGCTTATATCGTATGCAGCTAAGTATCCCCGTAAGGAAATATCAGTCATCTCAGAAACTATCCCGCATCTTCGCAGAGGAGCATTAAAGGACTTCCTGAAGATTATGGCTGAAACAAAGCAATTCAAAACAAGCAGCTATAACAAGTCGTTAATGAAGTATATCTTTGCGAATGGATCATACATTGAGTTCTTTTCAGCAGACCAGGAAGGTAGATTAACAGGAGCAAGGCGGGATGTTTTATACATCAATGAAGCCAACAACGTTAACTGGCAAGCGTATCATCAGTTAGCGATAAGAACCAACGAGATTATCTGGATAGACTTCAACCCTGTTAGTGAGTTCTGGGTCCATACGGAGCTTCAGAGAGACGAAGATACCGAAACCCTTATACTCACCTACCTTGATAACGAAGTGCTGAACGATAGCATCAAACACGATATAGAACAAGCAAGGGAGAAGGCAAAGGACTCAAGTTACTGGGCGAACTGGTGGATGGTTTACGGATTAGGGATGGTCGGAAAGATCGAAGGACTGATCTACACAGACTGGCACCAGATCAACGATGCAGAGTTTCCCTTCAATGATACTCAGTTCTTTGCAATAGACTGGGGTTTCTCTAATTCTCCTACCGTGATGATAAGGATCGTATTCAAGAAGGATTGTGTCTATGTCCATCAGGAAATCTACCAGACAGGATTGAGTAACGCTGTACTGATTAACATGATAAAGAGTCTAGGAGTTAGAAGGGAATTGATAATAGCTGATAGCGAAAACCCAAAGGATATATCTGAACTGGCAGACAACGGTCTGAATGTAAAAGGCTCAATCAAGTTTCCAGGATATGTAAATAAAGCCATTGAGAACCTACAAGCGAAGAAGATATATGTAACCAAGTCAAGTACAAACCTGATAAAGGAACTGAGAAGCTATACCTGGATGTACGATAAAAAGAAAAACGAATACATCAACACCCCTGTAAAGGAACACGATCACGCTTTAGATGCGATGAAAGACGCTTGTTATATACTAGGACATTCGATACGAAAGATTAAACAACACAACTGATGAAAGGATACACCACTAAGGACTGCTATCTCGTAAAGGTTTTATGATGATAATAAAGAAAGGAAAAACCATGAAAAAGAAGGATATGAAAGTAGTTTGGAAAAGAGAAGAAGATTCGTTTTATAGGTATGACAACATTGCATGGTATGGTAAATACCGTATTGGGTTTATACAGAACCGTTCAGGTGGATTCGGCTGGTTCGCATTAGGCATGGAGTTCTATGAAGACACGGATACTATTGAGAACGCAAGGAAGAATATAGAGGAGTACTTCCATGAATTTAGAGTGTATATAGCAAAAGGAGATACCAAATGAAAAAGAAAGACATGTTTCTCGTCAGCATCGCAGTCTTATTCTCACCTATGATCTTCACCGTTCTATTCTTGTGGTGGCTCGGACTATGTATATTCACATTACTAGGATATATATTTAAACCTTTAAAGCGAAAGATATGACATTAAAAGCAACACCATTACAGACTGAAGCAGAACTTCTAGAATCAAAAACACCTAATCATAAGGCAAATAGTCAAGAGCTTATCGACCTTGCTTTCTATTTAGAGGGAATGTATAAGGGTCAGGGTAATCTGTTACCATTAGGGACAATACATCTTGAAAACCTTTGGGCTGTTATTAAGGTAATGCAAGAGAAGGAAAGATGCTGAAACCTTTGAAAGACATGAGGGGATGACCTCTGTCAAATAAAAGCCGTAAGCAGGGGCAGGGGTAACTCCCTGCTTTTTTGTTTCTATGTAGGAACAAAACACCGCATTTTGTTTCTATCTGTAAACATTAGCCTTTATTTTCAGGATTAAAATGTAAACACAGGACTGCTCTAAAATCTCACAACCCTTTCATACTTAATCGAATATAAAATAACACTTTACAAGCAAGGCGATATTAGTTATATTTAAGTCAAACCTTAAACATATTTGATATGAGCTTAACTTGCACTTGCCCCACAGCGACATCTATTAGCAACATTACCGCTATCACTTGTCCAGAGAATGTCGGTCAGATCCAGAAGATGGTATTTGCCCGAAGCATTGACATAGCAGACGTTGCCACTGCCATCCTGGCTTTAACGTGGACTAACTTGTTTGCTGCTGCCGATGACACTCACGCTGTACCTACCCCGTTGATTGATAACCCCGTTATTGAATTTGGAGCGATCATCACAGTAGGATCAGGAAACGAAGTTAGAAACGGCATCCCGAAGGTAGTTGGATCAGAGCCAACTAAGTTCTCCTTTACCTTACGTACATTCCCAGTAGCTACGATAAGGAGTATGAAAGAACTGATGTGTGAGCCTGACCTTGAGGTTATCTTTGTAAATGAAGATGGCTACTTGATTCACACGGTAGACGCTGCAACAGGGATACTTGTTGAAGGATTCCCAGTTAGTGAGTACTGGATCTCTGATAAGAAGATTGGCGGATTCAACGCACTTGATGAACACATGATGGAGTTCTCAATGCCTGAGAATTGGAGCGACTATCTTACTATCACAGACCCCACAGCGAACTTCAACCCTTTAACCGATTGGTAATGGCTAAGAAGAAAATTCTGATGAGGGGTTCTGTAAGCGGTACAGAGCAGATGGTAGATTTGCAATATGCCCAGAGAATCCTTCAATGGCAAGAGAGCCACCCGAAGAATGAGGTTTGGGAACTCGTTGGAGATGAATACATATTTGACACTGGGACAAATGAACTTAAGCGAAACACAAATAAGCGATCTACTTCAGAACCCACAACATAAGAGGGAGCTAGAAGCATCAGAGCTACACCATAGGAGGCTGTCGTTTCATTCAGATGTTATACTGAAGAAGCTTCATGCCTCTCGGTATGTAGATACGTTCTTTATGTGGATCTCAGAGTTACTGCCAGAAGATAAGAAGAACCGTGTAGAGTCAATGATGAGCTATCCATTAGCAACTAACGAGCTTACGAAGGATATATTCATGGCTCTTGAAAGGGTTTGGTACGCTAAGGACTACGTTGAAAAGTATGTGTTTGCTTCGGATGAGTACGAGAGTGATTTCACCTTGTATCTAAAGAGCTTAAACACTAAGCACCTGTGGCAAGTGGAATCCTGGTCAGCTTTAAAGACCTCAATAGATTCGGTTGTTGTGGTAGACCTTCCAGAGATTCAGCTAACAGACAGACCAGAGCCGTACTTTTACTTCATCCAACCGAGTGAGATCATTGATATGAAGGTTGATGAGGTGAACGACATGGAGTACATCATCTTCAAGCATAAGGACTCTGAAGGTAATATAGTCTTGTTAGTTTATGATTCGATCTCCATGCGAAAGTATGAATACGAAGACCGAAAGAAAGGTGCTTTGTTGGCAGATGTTCAACATGGATTAGGATACTGTCCCGCTAGGATGTTCTGGAGTGATAAGCTACAAGATGGAAACTACATCAACAAGCGAAGCCCTATCACAGACTCGTTAGGGGATTTAGACTGGCTGCTGTTCTTTAAGACCTCAAAGAAGCTCTTAGATATGCACGCTGCCTATCCTATCTACATCACTTATGAGATAGAGCAAGACAATGAGAGTGAAGATAAGCCCACGTGGTGGGAAGGTCAGGAGAAGGCAACAACACACAAGGGTAAAGGTTTAATGGGGGCTGGATCGTTTATGACAGTACCGCCTCCGCTAACGGGTCAGGCTGATATGATGGCAAACCCTGTCCAGGTAGTACCAGCAGAGATCGAAGCGTGCCAGTACTCGGTTGAAGAAACCACTCGCTTAGAGTTAGACATATACACCTCAAGCGTGGGTGCAAGTGGGGAGTTGCTAGAGAATGAAGCTGTAAACGAAAAGCAAGTCGAAGCAGCATTTAAGAGTAGGGAAGAAGTGCTGATGAATATCGCAAGGAACTACCAGCAGATCATGTGCTGGACTTACTCCACATTGGCAAGGTTAAGATATGACATCTTCTTTACCGAATGTTTAGTAGACTTCGGTGAGGACTTCTACCTAGAGACTGCCGAAGCGTTAATGGAAGCTTATTCCAACGCAAAGGAGAAGGGGGTTAATAGTTTAATCCTTGACACTATGAATGAGAAGATCAACGATGTAGCCTTTAAGCATAGAAAGAAAGACAGAGAGAGGGCAGAGATATACAAACATTTAGATCCGTTCCCTGAATTAACAACTCAGGAGGTAATGGAGATGAAGGATGTTCTCGACCCGATTGACATTAGAATAAAGATCAACCTATTGAAATACATAAGAATGTTTGAGCTTCAGTTTGGTGATATGATTGACTTCATCCCAAACAACTTTGAGCAGAAGATTACCAATATAAACCTAAAAATTCAAGAGTATGCAATGCAACAAAAATCCGAATTACAGCCTCAAGGAGACAGAGCTTGATTCGTACCATTTACTATTGACGTTTAAAATTCATAGGGCAAAGGAGAAGGTCTATGAGGAACAAAAGAGAAAAGTGATTGTAAGCAAGAAGGACTTTCAGCAGATGAGAAAGCCAGAATCACAATCGGCTTGTGGATGGACTGAGTTAGTAATCCTTCACGATCCAACGATTAAGCCAGTACCCATCGAAACAGATGATCTGGCATTGAAACCAGGTAAACCATTAAAGAAAACAAAATGAAAAAGCTAATTCTTATTTTAATCATGCTCCCATTCTTTGGGTTAGCTCAATCGGGAGCAAGACTGCACTATGACCAGTTAGTGACAGCAGACACCATAACAGCGGATACAGGTTACATATTAACCACTTCGGCTGATTATACGTATTTCCTGAATATGTCATGGGCTAGTACGACAACTTCTACAACTACTGTAACCTTGCAGACAACGGGAAACAACGGATCAAGCTGGATCGCTGCTCCTGGATTCTCTGCCATAACTTTAAACTCGGTATCGGGCGAGACGGCATGGCAAGGGGCTTATATGCCAGGATATAAATACAGGATGTATGTAGATGTAACGGCAACCGAAACGATAATCGTTAACGCATGGTACACCTTAAAAGTAAGACCACGGTGAAGAAACTAATCACAATCGCAATAATGCTCCTCTCAGTAGGGGTATTTGCACAGACAGGAGTAGTACAAGTTGAAGCAGATCCGATTGTGCGATTAACTCCTATGACCGTACCCTTCTCTTTAGAGGGAACTATTTACTATGATGCAGCTACTAACATGGTGAAGTACTACAACGGCTCTGCATGGGTATCGTTTGGGGTTGGTGGTGCTTCGATGGATGTTGGGACGGCTGAGGGTCAAATGACATATTGGGATCATGCTACACAAACATGGAAGCCATCAAGCGAGACTAATTTGAAGTGGGATGCTGCTACAAGTATATTGTTAGCTAATCAATTAAGTGTACCTGGAACAGGATCGCATTTCTATGATGCTGCTGCGAGTGCAAGTGTAGGGTTGGTTACTTTAAGCACAGACGGAACGCAACAGCTAGTTCTCAACGACCTAGATGCTGGCGATGCTCAAGAGCCATTCTGGTATTTTCAGAGTGCTAACAACGCATCAAAGGGAATCCTTTACATAGGCTATGCAGACCGATCCTCTGGTACGACAATGACTGGAGCAACCGATGTGATGATCGCAGACGCTTCATCATTAACTTTAGGATCAACACTTGGAACAGGCACACAAGCCTTATATGCGGGGGCAACAACTGTCTCAACTCTAAATACCGGGCAAGGTGCAAATGAGCTATATGACATGGATCAGAATGTATTAACCACTTCAGATGTAACATTTGGAACGCTAACGGTAACGACAACACTAAATACCGGGTCAATTACAACTTCAGGAGATGTTACATTTCAAAGCGGTAATGTAATATCAAATGCAAGTGCCGATGACCTAACCTTTACGGGAAGATTCGGCTCTGATTATTATCAGTCTTTAACGGATATTGCCACAATGGACAGGCAGCATATCATATCGGGTACCGGGAAAATGACAGGCGATGATCCATTTAATTCTAAGGATCAGATGCAAGGGGGGTTCTTTGGCATTCAACTAGGAGAAGGACTTGCAAAAACCGAAGTAAGGACATTAGTTGGAAGTGAAAGTAAGGCAACACTAGATAGAGATATGAGTAATGCTGCTTCATTTGTAGTCGGATCTTTCGATAAGGTAAGTATAAGAAAAACCACAGTATTTGCAGGGACGGCAATAGCAAATAAAACATTACTTGGAAGAGATAATACAGCAACTATCGCACAAGGATATAACTATTATGCTGAGAAATCGGCAGCGGGATTTACAGCTTCTTCAATTTTAGGAACGGCTGCTAATACATGGGATTATGGATTTGATTTAAGTGGTGCCACTTTTAATACTGCTGAGATTAGAGGTAGTAATGGCGAAACTATTGATAACATCACTGATGGTAAATGGAACTTCGGTACAGCAAATCTAGGTATTACTGGAATCATCACCGCAACAGGAGGTACATCTACCGAGTGGAATACTGCGTATGATAATAGTATAGCATCTGCTTCATTTGGGACGGGGACTGGGATTGTTACATTAACACAGACTGATGCTGGAACTGTAACAGTAACCATTGATGACAGGTATTTTGTGATGGCAGACAGTAACACCAACGCCAACGCAGCCACAAAGAAATATACTGATGACCTTCATGCTCTCCAATTCATAAAATCAGATAGTAACACGAATGCAAACGCTACGACTAAAAAGTATGTAGACGATCTTCACGCTCTCCAGTATATAATGTCCGACTCAAATACAAACGCTAATGCTACCACAAAGAAGTACGTGGACGATGCAATAAGTGGGGTTGGCTCTTCCCTCTGGACCGATGACGGGTCATCTACTTACCTGACAATAGACAGTGAACCGCTGGAATTAAGAAAGACAGGATTCGCTCACGGCATGACCGCACTCGGAAGTACTGATATGTATGGCAGGTTAAAGATTGGGGATGGTACTCACGGAGGAGTTACGATGTACGGGATAACAGATTACGCAAGCGATCATGGTATATCATTCAGGGCGGTAACAACCCAGGCAACACCTACGATAGCTCCTATGAATTTCTCAGTAGGGGATAAGTCAGCAACAACATGGGGTCCTTTAGGTGCTGGAAAATTAGGGTTTGAATGGAAGAACAGTTCATTAGGATTGATGAGCCTGAACACCTCTGCATATTTGAGCTTCGGTGGAGAGTCACCATATCATCAAATATCTGTTTATGATGCAAATTCGGCAATGTGCTTAACAGACTCAGATATTAATACCAAAATATCAAGTGCCTCGGAAGCGCAGGATACTAATGCTGTATATATACTCACTAATGACGTAACCCCAGAGATAGGAATATCAGGTGGTGATGGAGATAACTGGGGGATGACAATAGATACCGATGACGGGGCGGTGTTTGAGAACGCCACAACGTACAACTTCGATGCGCCTGTGATTGCCACACGCATACAGCTTATCGCAGGGGACACGACAGGAGTAGGAAGTACGGCAGCGATAGGCACTATCGTTTACAAAACATCAGATGCTCACTTCTACGGACTGAAGGGCGGGACACCGCCAACCTGGGTGCAACTTGAAAATTAAATAGCCTATAAATAGGAGATTACATATATCAACAACTTAAATTAAAAACAAATGAAAAAAGCAATGATCATCGTAGTAGGTTTGCTGATGGCTGTAATGTCCTACTCGCAGAACAATGCTGCCTGGTATTCGGCAGCTTACGACACACTCACGGGAGCTGATACAGCATCAATGCAGTATCCTCAACCGATTCTAACGCCTTACGGCTATGCTATTCAACACGCATCAGTAAAGATTGCTGGTACAGGAGCTTCAACTGTAAGTTACATTCAAGGGTCTTTAGACGGATCTAATTGGGTGGACTTAGATACAATCCAAACGATAGCGAATGCCTCTGGATATGCGACAGTAACAAGCGTAACTGGGCTTCTGTATCCTTATCTAAGGGTCTATGCCTTGCAAACAGGAACGGCTGAAACAACTAAGCAAAAGACTTACTTCCAGATTTATCCTGAAGTTGAGTTGTTTTATTTCCCAGCACCAGAAGTCTATACCGTAATAGATGCTGAAACCTTAACCAATACGGATACCTACTCTGGAGTCTATCCTAGATCGCTTAACGGGGTCTATGCGTATTCTTACCAGATTACGGATGCTGAAACATCAGGGACAGCAACAAGCACGGTAACGGTTCAAACATCTAACGACAACACGAACTGGACTACCTTACAAACTTATACTCTCACAACCGATACAACGATATTAGGGCAGAGTGTAACTGGTGATCTGGGTAAGTATATGAGAATCTATGTATCACAGGCTGGAACGGGAGTACAAGTTATCAATGGCTATGTGAAACTTTACTTGAGGAAATTTTAATCTAATTATAAACTAATACCAGGAGACGGTATGAAAAAAGAACAAGTAATAGAATTATTTGAAAAGAACCCTGAAGCGGATCTCGTGGTGAGAACTGCCGATGAAGAAGCGACCTTCCTCGCTAATTTCAAGGAGCAAGAAATCGAAAAAGGAATCAAACCATTGATCGGGGATTTACATTCTCGTTATGAAGCAGACTTTGAGGGTATCGTAGGCACTAAGAAACCTGACGGAATGAAGGGTTACAAATGGATCAAAGATGAAGCCACGAAGCTCAAGACTGCATCAGATGAACTCTCATCAACTAAGGAGAAACTTGTTGAACTTGAGGTTAAACTCAAAGACGGCAAGATAGACGAAGTAGCAAAGGAAAAGATAACTGATTTGCAAGGAGAAGTGAAACGGTTGGAGAAGCTACATAAGACCTCTAAGGCTGATTGGGAAGAAGGAGTAAAGAAGGAACGTACAGAGTTTAAGAAGACACGGATCAAATCAGAACTGAATCATTCTATGGTAGGTTTTAAATTCCTACCTAAAGAGATCATCAATGACGAAGTCCGTGAGCCTTTCGTTAATAAAGTATTGGAGGACTTGGTTTCGATAGCCGACTTCAATGATGACGGGAAGTTAGTCTTTAAGAACACAGAAGGAGAGGTGATGCGTGGCACAGATGCCGCAGTTGTCACTCCGTTAGAGCTTTTACAATCTAAATTGAAACCTATTCTTGACAATGGCAAACAACAGCCAGGATTAGGAACGAAGGGAGAAGGTAAAGGCAAAGACGATACCCCTGTAACTGTCGAAGTTCCATCTACCGTGAACACCCCGCTTAAATTAACAACGTACTTGCGTACAAACTTCCCTGATATGAAACCTCAATCGGATGAATATAAGGCTGTGTTTGCGAAGTACACTAAAGAAATGCAGTAAGGTTAGGCGAAGCCCCTGTCAACTATGAACCTTTAATCTAATAATAAAATGGCTTATTTAGCAGCAACAGTATTGGACTCCTACAGAGCGAAATACGCAGACCAATCAATGGACTATTACGAACATCGTCCATCAGTTTATGGGGCTTTGGATGCTTACATGAAAGACACTCCTAACCTCGTTAATGCAGCCGAGCTTGAGAAAGCAAAGATGGCTGAAGATCATGCGGTAACTATACCTGTGATTAACAAAAAGACCTTTACAACTACTACAACTAGAAGCTGTACTGGTCTGACTAACTCTAATGTTTCCGCTTATGTTACCCCGACTTGGGCAACTAAGGCAGTAGGATTCCACATGGTTCCTTCTCAGTACGGAGATAACTACATTAAGTATCAAGATGACTTTAATAAGAAGATTTGGGATATGCAGTTGCATCTCCTGGCAGAGCTTGACACTTTAGCCTATACCGATTTGAACACCGACAAAGCAGCCGTCAACAATGCAGAGGACAATCCTTATGCAGTTGCTTCTGACACGATGGTAGTTCCTTTCGCAGACCGTGAGCAGTTCTTCAATGAGCTGGAGGCTATTATGACCACGAATGATCTTTATGGTGGTTATAACATCGTAGGCTCACCAAGAGTGAATACCTTAGTACGTCATCTTTCTAATCAAGGATCGGCAAACGCTGAGAATTACTCTTATGAGTTCATGGGATATTCATTCCATTATAGCAATCGGGTAACCGTAGCTGCTGGAGACTTTGCAACAGTATTCGCAATGCCTACTGGCTCTTTAGGTTTCCTCACATGGATTGATCCTGACTCAAGGATGGGCAACACATCAACCGCTGGAAAAGAGTGGTCGACCATCTTCCTTCCTTTACTTGGGATCGAAGTAGGCTTACTCTATCAAAGCACTTGCGGTGATAATTCTACCGAAGCTGGAAACGGCTTTGAAGCTTCAATGATTGAAAACTTCAACTTCAGTTTTGATTATTCATTTATCGGAGCCTATAATAGTGACTCGACAACACTTCCTGGCACTATCTACAAAGCAGGTCTTTCAAAGACTTGATCCTAACTGGGCATCCCCTTCGGGGGGGTGTCCTTTTATTTTAAGTGTTAAGGACAATAAGCACTCATAAGTAAGCATTTTTCACAAGTTATAAGTATCTTTCACAGATGATGTACGATGTAACCAAAATCCAGACCGCTTTCGCCAACCTAGTAGGGTGGAGAACCCCAAGCAATCCAGACTATCCTAGTCTGACATCGGCAACGACTACGACAGATTCAGGGCTGTACTTCCAAGATCAGTACCCGTTCTTGTCGATAGAGAACATGGATGCCATCTGCGAGGACTTTGACAATATGGGAATAGCTGCATACGCTGGTGGTACGACTTACGGAGCTGGTGATAAGGTAATCTCTAGTGGAACGGCTTACATCTCACTAGCAGCAGCAAACACAGGTAAAACACCCGCTTCTAACCCTACGTGGTGGAGGTCATTACTGGAGCAGTACCTATTGGACACAAACAAGCAAGTGGGGGTCATGGCTATTGAAGCTGTGTTAAGCAAAAAGAAACTAACTAAATCGACTAAAGCACTATGGGATCAGGTGATGATCTTTGAGGGTGCTGGGTCTATGAGTTCAACAGTTATCAACGAAGGTAGATTCGTAGGATTGAAGGTAACCCCTGGTAAGTTCAACGGGATAGCAGTTAAATTAAACTATCTAGGCTTGCAGTTTACCCAGAATCAAACCGATCTAACTATCTACGTCTTTCATTCTTCACAGATAGACCCTGTTTATACTCAGAACGTAAGCACCACTAAAACGGCTAAAGCGTTTCAATGGGTAGCCCTTACAGATACCATGTTATACTACTCGGATATAGACCAAACTACGGTAGCTAATCAGGTAGACTCTGGTGGATCTTATTTCATCGGCTACTATGAAGATGACATTACAGGACAAGCAATCGAAAAGCAATGGGACTACACTAAAAGCCCTTGCGAGAATTGTAATCAAGACGTATATAACAAGTACTCCTATAATATATACAACAAGTTCGCAAAAGTAGAACCGATCTCTGTTGAGGCAGCAAGTTTAAACGGACACCTGATGTGGGACATCGAAGATACTTCATATCCTCAAGTGGGCAACTTTGGATTGAATCTTAATATCTCCGTGCTGTGTGACATAACAGATATTTTAGTTACCGAAAAGGAACGCTTTACGCAGCTTGTAATGAAGTTCATGGCGGTGTTTGTCGCAAGGAAGATAATGTACTCGAATAGGGTAAATAGAATCTCGGAGACGCTGAAGAAAGATATGGCTTTCGAGCTAAAGGGAGTAATAGACACCAACTTCTACGGCTTGGAAACTGAGTTAAAGAGAGAGATAGATGCAGTTGATTTTGATATGAGTGAATTTAACTCTCCTTGTTTCAGACAGACGAACAACAAAAGCATTAGGATGAGTTCGATATAATTTTCCACTAAGAGAGTGAAAAGAGTAAATAATTTCTACTATGATCGAGGAACTAGAAGCGATGCAAAAGAGGATAGAGGTAGCAATCAAAGAGTTGCCAAACATCCTTAATGCCTCTCTCAAGGAAGTGGAATCTGAGATCATTCAGATGAACGTAGATCAGCAATTAAGAGGGAAAGATGCAAAAAACAAAAAGATCGGAAGGTACGCTAAAAGCACAAAGAAGTCCAGAAGACGCAAAGGATTACAAATCTCCTTCGTTGACCTGGAGGATACTAAGAACTACCACAGTAATTTTACTATCGCATACTTGGAGGATCGTATCGAACTGGCTTCTCCGAATACAACGTACTCTGTTTTCTTAGATAATATGTATGATGACCTGTTTGGATTAACAAAGGCAAATAAAAAGATACTCCAGAAGTTAGTATCTCCGATTGCATCAAAGAAGTTAGATCCACTATTTAGAAAAGTAAGATCAGTAATATGAGCCAAAAGAATCCCTCACCGACATTAGCCTTTACAGTAGGCACGGAAACCAACCTAAATAGGGCTATAAAGGGCATTGTAACGGCTTTAAATGATAATATCACCTTACCTATTACCTTCTATGGTCAAGTGCAGCACAGGGTAGATTCTGACGAGAGGGTTTATCCAGGCATTTATCAGACCAATACTAAAGATTGGATCGACCTTTTAGCTAACGATCAATGGAATGGCTACGGATTTATTGATGTAGATGACCCGATTCAGTACACGGCTCCTGACGCGGAGGAAGCTATCTCCCGTTGGAGGTATTCATTCATCAAGCAGAACATCGCTCTGGTGGTTTACGGGGACATTCAGAAGCTATTATTCGACAATAGTGATTCATCAGTAGACTGGAGATACACCCTTCAAACGGTAAAGGATGAGATAGTGGAGATTCTAAGCAGAAAGATTCCTGGAGTGAAAGGTTTTTTTAACTTACAAAATGTTTATAGTCAGAAGGTTGAGGACTTGTTTAAAACCTACACGATAAAAGATCAGGGAGAATATGTATATTTGCCAAAGTTCGGTTTTCGTTTTGAGGGTGAACTTCAAGTAACAGAGCAATGCACATACGTAGCACCACCATCAGTTTAGCAGCAGTTTTAATTGTAAAGAATGAATCTAAGGTAATCGAAAGATGCCTTAAAAGTATCCAAGATGCGGATGAGATTATCGTTCTGGATACGGGTTCAGTAGATTCCACCCCCGATATATGTATAAAGAATAAAGCTATTGTTTACTATGACAAGTGGCGGGATGACTTTGCTGAAGCAAGGAATAAGGCTATCAGTTATTGTACATCTGATTGGATATTCACTATTGATGCAGATGAATATGTAACTTCTGGTACTATTGATTTCATTAAAGAATATATCAAGAAGCACAAAGGAGATGTTTACACCTGTCACACCAGGACAGAAGAAGCGTTAGCAGTACAAGCGAGGGTGTACAAGAACGACCTTACTAGAATCTACTGGAAAGGTGCTGCTCACAATTACATCAACAGACAAGCAGACGGACATATCAATGTAGAAATAACCTCAACTAACGAAGGCTGGTCGTTTAACAACGATAGGGATAGGGGTATCAGAATCCTAAAGAAGTTCCTTAAAGACAACCCTAACGCACCGAGAGAGCTTTACTATTTAGGAAAGGAGTACATATCTAGATGTAAATACGAATTAGCTATCTTCTACTTTAGTGAGGTGTGTGATTCATACCCGAACCCTGAAACCAGAGCAGATATACATCTATCAATGGCGAAGTGTTACATTCATCTAAAGAGGATGAGAAAGGCTATCAACCATCTCCACGAGGCTTTGAAGATTGACCCTGATATAATGGAGTGCTATCGCTTGTTACATCGGTTAACAAAAAAAGGAATCTATGGAAAGCTTTCCCAAGTATGTAATTGAGATTGCACCCTTGTTTCTAGTGTTCTGCTTTTGTATGCTAGTATGGACAGGATGTTTCATTTGGTTAATAAACAAGAATAAGAAATGAAGGTTAAACACATAGTGCTTAATGATTACAGAAGGATGCGGTATTGGTTATCTGAATACTATTCTGGTTATGATAGCCTAGATAAAGATGAAATTCTGGAGCTTATAAAGAAATTAGATTACAAATTAAGGGAAGCTGATAAAGGAATAAGTACACATTCATATCCGAATGGTCAATATACTGGGATGCTAGAGCATTTCAAGGCAAATGTACTTAACTCTATTAGGCGGCACATGAAAAGAAAGGATACCATTATATGTCCATCATGCCAACAAGAGAACTGCATAAATAACAAATCATGTATAAACTGTTATTTTGATTTCAATGGAAACGATTAAGAAAGGCTCTAAGTCTGTAACCCTGTACGATGATCCTGAATGCCTCCCAGCGGATAACTATTACAGGTTTAATAAGTACCTACTTCTAGAAGGCTCAATCGGGAGTTCTTTAAATGACTTCGCAGAGAAACACCTTAATGCTTTATTTGTCCTGATTGAGAACGAGAAGAAACAGGAAGCCATTACTCAAGTCAATAATCTAAGGCAGTTGTTCCACATGACCGCAAACGAGATCAATGTTAGTCAGTTAGCTTTCGCCTGTCTGGTTCATTCAATCAACGGGGTAAGAATAGAAGACTACTCCGAATCGGGGTTAAAGTGGATTGTCAATGAGATAGGTAAAATTGGGATAACCCAAAAGGAGTTAAAAAAAAAACATCTGAAGTATCAGCTCACATTGTAACTCAAATTTCTATTCTATATCCTGACGTTTATAACAACGCTGGAGAGAAAGTCCACCAAGCCCACCTCAAGAAACACATTTACCTTCTTACACAATCGGTTATTGATGACATTGACCGCACGGATGAGATCAAGAAGTCAGAGAAGTACTTTATATCTCAACTGAAGCCTAAAGAGTTCATGGGGGATGCTTCGGTAGAGCTTAAAATAGAGCGGGACTTCGAGAAGCTTTGCATAATTTTAGAAAAACACTCCACTAGAGAGATCAAGAAACTAACAGTTAAAGAGTTCTATGCTTTGTTGCACTATATTAAGGAAAATAAAAACACCTAAACCCCTTTACTTTTACTCTGAAATTGTTTATATTACATAAATACCTTTTTTATGCCCCCGATTTTCCATTCAGATATAGCAGAAGTAGAGAAGTTACAAGCTGAACTTTTAAAGCTATCCAAGATTCTCAAGCAGAATGCAAAGGATGAGATTAAACTTGCAACTGCTATCCAGAAGAAAACCAAAGCCACACGGGAAGAATTACAAGCTGCTGAAGAATTAGCTGCACGGCACAAGAAGACTACCGCTGCAATGAAGCAGACTAAGGATGCTATTGAGCGTCTAGCCCAAGAGAAGAAGGAGATGAACCGTGAGGGTGCTGCAAGGGCAAAGCAGATGGATCGGGAAATCTTCAAAGAGAAAGAGCTTCGTAAGGCATTGAACATGGAGGTCAAATCTATACAGGATTTGATGACCAAGACTAACGCTATGGTTGCAGCCCGTAAGCGGTTAGATTTATCAACAGACAAAGGGAGAAGGGCAGAGAAGGCATATGCCAAACAGATAGCAGCAAATACTACCAAGCTAAAGAGATACGATGCCCTGATCGGAAGGCATCAAAGGAATGTAGGGAATTACACAAAGACATTAGGAGGGTTAAAGGCTGGATACATAGCTGTGATGGCTGCTACTGTTGGTGCTATTGCTGGACTCAGAAGGTGGATTAATCTACACGCTGAGTTGTCAGATGCAATGGCTGATGTAAGAAAGACCACAGGATTAACGTGGAAAGAAGTACATAAACTAAACAAGGAACTATTAAAGATAAACACCAGAACTTCACAGAAGGAGCTTTTGGACTTATCTTTTGTTGCTGGTAAATTAGGTATCGAAGGCTCTGAGAATATATTAGGGTTTGTTCGTGCAGCCGATCAGATTGGGGTTGCATTAGGAAGGGAATTAGGAGATGTAGAAGAAGCCACAAGGGTAATCGGGAAGCTTACTGAGCTATTTGACCTGAAGGATGAGTTCGGGCTAGAGGAGTCAATGATTAAGATCGGCTCTGCTATCAACTCATTGGGGATGGCATCAACTGCATCTGAAGGATTCTTAGTGGAGTTCACCAAACGATTAGGTGGTATTGCTTCTCAGGCTAAGATAAGTGTATTTGATGTATTAGGACTTGGCTCTGCTTTGGATCAGTTAGGACAGACATCAGAGGTTTCTTCTACCGCTCTTTCACAGGTTATCGTTAAGTTGTTTCAGAATACCAGCAAGTTTGCAAAGATCGCTGGACTTGAAGTTGAGTCATTCTCAAGGCTCCTTCAGACCGATGCTAACGCAGCCATAGTCCAATTTGTTACAGCACTAGGAGATAACAATAAAGGGATGATGGCAATGGCGAAAGCCTTTGATCAAATGGGATTAGACGGGAAAAGAACTATCGGAGTCCTTTCCGCTTTAGCTACAAACATTGACGTAGTAACAGAAGCACAGGAATTATCTAACGCAGAAGGAATAAAGGCGACATCAATAGCAAATGAATTTGCCATTAAGAATGACACCCTTGCCGCCTCAATGGAAAGGACTACTAAGGCATGGACTTCGTTCATACAAAGCGAGGGAGTTGAAAAGTTCCTAAAGAATTTATATGATGCCGCAACGGTTATACTAGGAGGTGCAGGGGCAGAGATAATAAAGCTACAAAAGGAACTTAAAGACAATGCAAGCTCAATAGCGATAATAGAGGAGAACAACCTTTGGCTTCAGGGTCAAAACTTAGCAGCTCTGAAGGATAGGAATGCTGAGATCAAAGAAGAGCTACGGATAGTAAAGGAGATCGCAGAAGAAAGAAAGTTATCTGCTGAACGGTTTGCATTTCCGCTTGGTGGTAAAAAAGATTTCCTCCCATTAGGATTAGAAGAAGGTGGAGGAAGACCAGTACCTGGTCCTGTTGCTCCAGGTAAGGTAGGTGATAAGATAGTTTTTGAGGTAAGTGAAGAAGAAAAAAAGAGGATAGCTAAGCTATTAGCTGAAAGAAAGAAAGCGGATGAGGAATATTATAAGTTCAAAAAGGATTTAGGGTTATTTACTATCCGTGAACTTTATGAAGCTGATGTAAAAGCGATAACTGAATCTAAGGAATTTGCTTTATTAACGGATGATGAGAAGCAACAGGCACTCTTAAACAATAAGATGGAGTGGACTGAAAAGGCTATCAATCAAGAGAAGGCTTTAATAAAACGAATGACTGGGCTGGGGACTAGTGCTGCATTTCCAGGACTACCAAAGAAGCTAGATAAGGTTGGTGAAGATACTACGGTTGCTACTGAGATTCTAGGAGTTGAAGCAGACCCAGAGAATATATTTGATACCGAGAAGTGGAAGAATACCTTTACTACAATGGCTGGTTATGCTCAGTTGTTTGGTAGTGCCGTTACGGATGTTCTGGATATGGTTTCCCAAGCGAACAAACAGAAACTAGAGGAGGAGATGTTTGGGGTTCAGCAGAGGTATTCATTTGAATCCGAGCAACTAGATAAGCAGTTAAAGAATAAGACAATATCTCAGGCTGAATTTGATGCTAAGAAGTTAAAGCTCGATAAGAAACTAAAAGCTGATGAAGATAAGTTAAGGAAAGAGTTTGCCAAGAAAGAGCAACAGACCGCTATTATTAAAGCCGTCATCAATACAGCCGTAGGGGTTACTGGGTCGTTGGCTCAAGGTGGTATATTAGGAATCATATTAGCAGCTATTACATTAGCTCTAGGCATCGCAGAGATAGCTACAATATCATCTCAGAAGTTCGCAAAGGGGGGACACCAGGAGTTAGGTAAGAAAGGAAAGACATTAACTGGCAAGCGTCACGATCAGGGTGGAGTTGATTTAGGTGAGGTTGGAACGGCTGAAGCTGGAGAGTATATGGGGATTCTTTCAAGGCAAGCCACAAGCAAGTATTCAGATATTCTCCCTACGGTGTTTGATTCTTTGAATGATCGTAGCTTTGAAAATGTATTTGCTATGAGTCCTATGGTTATCAAAGAATCCAAATATCAAAAGAAGATGTATCAGGAAATGACCAAAGAGAAAACCCAGAATGAAACAACGGTAACGGACACGATGATTATAACCAGAAATGGTAACCATATCAGCAAAGTATATTTATGATCTGTCATAATAAAATATATGTCCATGAGATAAGCTTCGATGCTGGTTCTAATTACACAGAAGTCCAGTTAGCGAAGTTTGTGAAGTTCCTTTGGAAGCGTAACATAAAAAAGAAGTACTATCAAATCACCTCAAGCAAGTGGAAGATAATACGCTCTCATGCTGCTGGTGTTTATGATATTCTAAAAGATTACATTGATGACCCTGATTCTGTCTTGGCTCAGATCAAAGTTAGAACATGGCTGATGGAATTTGATGGGGTAACTCCTAAACGGGTCTACTTTGAGGGGTTGGTTAAATTATCAGATATTGATGTTGATGCAGACGGAGAAGCGATTGAATTAAGCCCTAACGCAGATGATCTTTATTTGTGGTATGAATCCTTCAAGTCGGTTAAATACAACCCTCAGACTATCCTAACGATCAATACAGAGGTAACCTACGAGGGTACAGGAACGAAAAGAGTGATGTTTAATGACGCTATCAAGCCCAATGGATTTGCTCTTTGTGCTGTGACTTTAGATGATTGGCAAGATGGAAGGAACTATATAATAACGGACTATGCTTATGATGACGGATCTGCGGTAGGATCAGAAACTAATACTTGGGGATGGTGTAAAAATAACGCTGGGAAATATTACAGATGTAAGTCTGTTCATACGGCTGCTCCAGGAAATGAGCCGCCAATAGGGGGTAACGCTGAATGGGATGAGGTTACGCCTCCTCCTGATTCTTATACGCAGTATATATCAGAAGTCCCGTTCGATGACTACTCTGACGGTAATGGGATATACGACACAGATTACCCAGTAGTATCAGCAACAGTAAGCGGGTCCACAAACTGCGATGATGGTGATTTTTACCTAGAGGGGTGTTCATCAGCAACCGAAGTCCAGACAGTAGCCACTCATGCTCGTAAACTAATAGACTTCTCAGGATCAGATGGGATATTGAATAAAATGTTAACCGAAGCGGGGCAGACGCTTACCTTAGTATCGAAGTTCTTTTCAGAAGCTACAAACCCCGCAAGTGAAATAGCTAACAAGTTGCTGAATTTAATCATCTGCACAAATGATGCTATCATCTACGGGGATAACACTTCAGATGAGAATGATGGGTTAAGCTTGGAGAATATATTTACCATCTTTAGAGAGGCGTTTAATTGTTATTGGTACATTTCAGGAACGGATCTTATTATAGAGCATTTAAGGTTCTTTGAGAACGGATACACTTATGCCGCAGGATCAGCAGCGGTAGGGGTTAATCTAACTTTAGGTACTTACCCAGCTAAGATAAACAACACGAAAGACCCTTATGAGAATAACAACTTGAATAAGTACTCTTATGGATCAATCAAGTTCCCTGAAAGAGAAGTTTTCAAGTTCGCTACTACATTAGGCACGGATGGTTATTTGGAATACACATCTAAAATTGTAGAAGTAGGCAAAGAAGATGAACATAACGCTCAGATTGTTTCAACAGATATTGAGATGGTTGTTAAATTCCCTACTCAGGTAGAAGATAACGGGTGGGCATTGATGGCTTGTGATCCTTCTAACGTAATTTGGAGGCGTGACTCATATAAAGATGGCTACACTCCAGACGGT